TTTCAATTAAACCAAACCCAAGCAAGCTATCAAGATGATTGCTCACTTCAAAACACAGGTTTTGTAAATGGCTATTCAGTTAGTTGTGTAGGTGCTATTAATGTAGGTAAACAACCGAACGTAAAAGCTAATGTAACAAGCGTTTCAAACACTTGGGGCATAATACTAGATTTCAATCAAAAGTGTTCACTTGATGAATTTATTAGTCCTATAATTGATAGATTTAAATTAGCTTGGGCGTATTTGTTACTATCTGAAATTATCCAAGAAACGAAGCTTTCAGAGCGTTTTAATATATTCACAACTCAATATACCAATGAGGAACTAAACGGAATGTACGACCACTATATTAATGAATATAATAAGTACATGGACATATCATTTAATAATATGATATTGCCTACAAACGGGTGTTTTAAAAATAATGAAAGATTTCAACAAACATTTGCACGACCATGATAATAACTAATAGTTGTGGTGCCAGAAAAAGAGGGTGTAAAGCTTCTAATCTGCCGATTTGTAAAATTGTGGCTATGCCAAAAGAGATTGTTTGCGATGAAATTGAATCATACGAACGCCTTAAAAAAGTAGCGTAATGAAAGTAACATCCAAGACAGACAAGCAACTAGATAACACGCTAATGGGCGAAATGTTAGGTAGTTCAATCTTGGGTACTTACATAGACAAGGCGCAACGTAGCGCAGGGCTATCAATGTTAGTAAAAGTAAAAGAAAGAGTGTTCAATGATGCAGGAGGTAAAAACTCAAACGGTGATGAATTTGGATTGTATGACCCTCAATATTTAAGAGCAAGACTAGGCCTAGTAAAGCATAGAATAGGGCCTAGAAAACTTACAAGCATGATGGGTAACGAAGGTAAGCGGACTAATAAAAATATTAATCTAATGCTTACAGGCGACTTGGAGGCTCAATTTAAATTCGGTGTTAGTAATGGAGAATACTGTTTAGGGTTTGAAGCAGAGGCAAATGGTGCAAAATCAAAGATACCTAACGCTGCGCAAAAAGCTGAATTTATGGAAAAATTATTTGATGACATATTTCAAATGACAAGTGATGAAGCAGACGAGTTTAACGAAATCTTTTTATACGAATTAGATAAACAATTGAAATGAGTATTGTAAATAAGATAGTAAACATTATTAACGACAACATTAAAGCTAATAGCTGTATAAATATACGTGCAATTGGACTTAGTGAGGTGTTAATTAAAGAGGGTAAAACATTCCCCGTAATTTATGAAATGGGAGATATTGAGCATATTTTTTTTGATGATTCATCCGCTTGCGAACTTTATCATTACAATAATTCTGAAAGCAATAATAACGACAATTCCAAAGGTTTTGGAGCCGACAAGCTTATTGAAAAGCAATTTGATAACTCAATAATTCTTTACGCCCGAAATACCTCAACGGAATTTGTAAACGAGATTATTGATAAAGGATTAATGACTATTATAACACAATCGCAAAGAAATGTTTTAGGCGTTAATTATGTTGACGTAAACATCAAGTCAATCAAAGGTGATAAACAATCAATATACAAAGCCGAATTTGGTGAATTAAGATATAAGATAAACGCAAATGATGTGCTTATTAAAGTCGATTACTCTATTAATTACGCTTTACAAAATAAGTGCATTACACCAACTTTAAAAAACTGTTAAAATGGCGATTACCTTCTGGAGAAACGTATTAAGAAAGCTTACAACAAGTGAAATGGATGCCAACTTTGATACGTTGGTCACAATGATAGACAGCGCAGGTCTAAGTGCTGAAATGCCTGAAGGTCAGATATACATAGGCGATAATACAAACACGGCAAGTCTTGAAACACTTGATACTTCAATTGTTCCTGAAACTACTGACAAACGCTATCAAAGTGACTTGCAAGACACTTACAATGATGCTACATCAAGTATTCAAGACCAATTAGATGCAAAAGAGGATTTGATAACTAAAAACGCTACCAATACTCCTTTAGTTTGGACTTCTGCTAATGGTGTAGCAAGCTTTCAACCTATACCCGTTTTGGGAGATTTGACTTATTACTTAACAAATACCGCTTCAGACGTTGCTACTTACTATAAACAAACAACAACGCCACAAGTAGCATTAACCTCATTACCGTTTGCAAGTGTTACGGATGGTCAGTTATTGGCTACATTTATATCAGAGCCTAACAACCCAAACCGTACAAGTATTCCTGATGGTCAGTATCTTAACCACTTACATTTAGGTAAAACAGGAGGAACTAAAGATTTACAAGTAAGGGCAGAAATGTGGGAGGTTACAAGTGCAGGTGTTGACATCGTTAAACTTGCAGATTTAGGACCTTCAACTATTCTTGTAGGTAGTGGGAGTACAGAATATATTATAGGTTACAATACAGTAGAAAAGACATTAAGTGCTGTTACTTCACGTGTAGCAACTAAGATTTATGCAGTAGTTTCAGGTGGTGGGTCAGCGCCTAGTATTAGTATATTTCAAGGTGATGGAAGCGATTCAAGAAGTAACTTACCTGCTCCCGTAGTAGATGCCACTAACTATGTTCCCTATGAGGGAATGCTTACAGACCTCACAACAGGGTCAAAAGACATCATTTATTCAAATGCAACAGTATCAACTCCGACTTTATTTGATTCAGCTAAGAAGTTTATAAGTGCAACTGCTCAATTATGGGGTACTTGGATTCAAACTTGGTCAGCAGGAACTACTCCAATTGATGCTGATACAATAGGTTATTATGATTCTGCATCTACATTTGTAGGTAAGAAATTAACGTTGTTGAATTTGTGGACTAATTATATAAAAGTAAAAGTTGGTAATACATTTGGATTAATAACTATTATTCCAGGGCAATATTGGGTAGATGGTGTAAGCGGTAGTGATAGTTTAGGTATTTATGGTAGATCAGACTTGCCATTTCTAACAGAGCAAGGTGCATGGGATAACATGACCACTCTAGTTTTATCAAGTACTCTACCTGTTACGATTAATATAGTTGGTTATAAATCATATACATCCCCTGCAATCATAACATCGACTAACAGGGACAATGTTACTTTCAAATACTTAGGAGGGGTAAACTATGCAGTAACTGCAAGTACTACCTCAAGACCTTTATTTACATTCACGGGAGCAAATAACAATCTTACATTTGTCGTACCTAACTACACCCAAACAACGCAAGGAGGGTTCATATACGCTTCTAATGCATCAGGATTTAGATATATTATTGATAATATGCAGATTTTGCTAGGCGTAAGTACAAGTCTTAATAGCAATTTCGGTTTTAGGTGTCTTGGAACAAATGAAAATTATTTTCAATGTAATTCAATGACTGTAAGCATTACAGGTGATGGGAGTGGGATTATAGGTTATAGATATCCATTTATAATTGAAAATTGTAATTACAGGTTTAACAGCCTTAAAGTTACAGGTACGGCAAGTGTTGCAAGTACACCAGTTTCTCTTTTTAATTCAACCGTAAAGTCACTATTTATTGAAAACTTAGCTGGGGATAATAGTTATACTAATATTACAACTTTCAATATATGTACTTCTGTAACATGTATTAATATAGTAGTTAATAATATAAACATTTCGGCAGGTGGAACTACGACTATAAGTGCTAATAGGTCATTATTTGATGGCACAATTAATAATCTGACTATAATGTCAGGTTCTATTCTTAATTATAGCACAATTACGAGTAGTGCAATTGAAAATATAAATCTAGGTAATTTGACAATAAACGGGGTTATTAACTATAATTACCTAGAGAAAAATATAAATCTTTTGGGAAATATCACCAAAACAGTAGCAAATCAGAATAACTTTTTTATGATTTGCTTGGGGCAAAACGGACAAATTAATGGTAATGGGTTTAAAATTTACCATGCAGACCCAACATATTTAGGGGCATCCGCTGTTATTATTGTTTATAGTTCAGAGGTTGCAACTCCCAAGGCTCAATTAATTAATAATTTAACAATTTACAATACAAATATAGCGACATCAGGTACGCAAGCATTTGTGCCTATCATGTATTATTACAGCCTAGGAACATTGAGATGCAGAAACTTAGTTGTTTCATCTCAAATTGACAGTAATTCACACGCAAACACATCATTTATAAGACCTTATAATGAAGGCACATCACAAATTTATAGAATTGAGGGCAATGTTGCTACTAACTACTTAAAAAATATTACAAACCTAACAAATGATTGCGATATTGATTTAATTAACGGATATAGACTATAATGGCAACACAAAAGATATTTAGAATGCCCGTTAAATTAGATGCTACGGGTATCACAGTTAATAATCCAAGTGCAATACTAGAGATAAATGCAACTGATAAGGGGGTATTGTTGCCTCGTATGACAACGGCGCAAAAAGAACTTATAGCGGATGTTGAGGGGTTAGTTGTTTACGATACAGACATTAATAGTCTATGTCAAAATGATGGTGTTAGGTGGATTACTTTAGCGGTAGGTGGGGCAGGACTTGTTTTTGTTTTTGTAAAAAGCGATTTACCCACACCTTCGGGTGGCATTATTACGCTATTAGCCAACACTACATATTTCATTAACGGAACTATTGATTTAACAGGAGATAGGATTGTTTGTGGTGCAAATACTACTATAATAGGTGGTTCATCTGAAAATTGTAGAATTAAATCTACGGGGTTAGTAAGTGCGTTAATTACTTCTGTTTATTCTTTCCCATTGAGAAACATTACTTTAGAAGCTTCTTTAGTATTGAATCTTGATGGAGATGGTACAACTACGGCTTTAGATTGGTTCGGGGTAAACTTTACCGATTGCGCTGTAATTGGTACAGTTAAAGACTATACTAACTTTATTATGTCAGATTGTGCGTTTCTTAATTCAGGAGGAATGACCATTGACGGAACATTAGGTAGTGCTGCGTTTGCTCAATCATTGTTTGATTGTAATTCCGGCAATACAGCGTTTATTTTGCCATCAACATTAACAATTACGAGAAGGTTTAAAATCAAGGATTCTTCATTTGTTGTTCTTAGTGGCGAAACAGGGATTAATGTAGATGCGGGGGCTTCAATACCAACGGAATCATACATATTAGGAGATGTCAATTTTTCGGGTGGAGGAACTTACCTAACAGGTGTTACTCACACGTCAAATGATGCTTTATTTACTAATTGTACAGGTATAACAAACACGGCTGTCAATGGTCAGTTATACATGCAAGCTAATGCAACGGCTACGACTGTAAGTGCTACTAATACATTTTACAAGGTGTTAGGCACAACGACAGCAAGTGCCGATAATAGCAAGTTTACGCATGCAAATAATAGGCTTACGTGCGATGCTGTGATAAGTCGGAAATACTTAATTCATTGCGATTTGTCATTCTCCTCAACCTCTACAAATGTATGTGAATTTGGGTTCTATGACAGCCAACTTTCAGCAGTTCGTACACCTTCAAAAACTAAAAGTACAGCCAACTCAGCAGGCAGAGCAGAAAATATTTCATTCGGTTGTGTGGTCACAATGGTGGCAGGCGACTATATCGAAATTCATTGCGCAAATACAAGTGCGGTAAATGATATAACGGTTGATCAATTAAACTTTATTATTACAGAAATTAGATAATATGAAAACATTAGTAAATGTAAATACAAGTCCTGATTTTAGTTTAATTGAAATCAGCGAAACAGGAACAAAACAGGGATGTCACAGAATTGAAGAAGGTGGCTTTGAAGAGTTGGACTTTGCCGAAACAATGGTAATTCCATTCACTGATAAAGTAATGACAAAAATCAGGATAGCTTGGAGAAAAAACAATACTGACACTTGGAAGATGTACACTAATGCTACTATGCCACAACGCTATACCAATAATCAACTCGTTACGGATAGGTCTATCTATTGCACTACGGCAGGGGTATTCTGCACCAAAGAAGAAGCTATGGTAGAACTTAAAGACGAAGAAGGTAGTAGCTTTGAACCTAAACAGTACTCGACCACCGAATATAATGAAGGATATACTAACTTTTATGACTATTGGGATACTTCGGTAGGCTTAGCCATTAAAGCAGGCATAGGCGTTGGCATGATGGCACGATGAGAGTAAGAGACATAATTTTAAAGGCCGATAATCGCCGAATTGGTAGTAAAGGAATTGCCAAAGTTACTAATTCAGAATACATCCATACAGCCGTACATACCGAAAACAATGAAGTAATCGAAGCAGAATTTCCAAGGGTAATTTGTACGGATTTTGAGCAATGGAAGGCAAACAATGAAGGGCGCGAATATTACTATTCCGATTGGTACGACTGCAAAATTGACGTGAAAAAATTAGTAGGCAAAAAATACGAGTTAGGGCGGTTTGTTAATTACGTATCGTGGAAGGTTGCAAAATGGTTTGGTTCTTATGTGTTGGCTTCGTGGGTAATCAACCGTGACAACCCTAAAAAAGTGGTTTGCAGTGAACTAAACGGACTTTGCAGGGGGTTGCCAAATCCGCATAAGTTAATACCTCAAGATTTTGAAAAATTCATTAAAAAATCCTAATTTGCGCCATGGAAATTTTACAAACACAGCTAGTACAATACTTCACGTCACTACCAAATCTTATCGCTATTTTGGTGGAGATTGGGGCGATATACTTATATTTTCGTGAAAGCATTTTGAACCTTAACAACAAGGTAAAGTATATGCTATCCGAAATTGATTCGCTTAAGAATCTAAGTTTTAAAGTCATTTCACTCGAAACGAAATTAGAATTAATAAGCAACGACCAAAAGCATTTAATGAGAGATTTTGAAAAGACAGAGAAAAGTTTGGAACAAATTAATGCAGACGTTCATAAAATGAAAGCTTCGCTAGTTGGCGTTGAAATGTATTTGAAACAATTATTAGACGAAAAAAAATAAATAGATGGATTTAATACTAAGCAAGAATTTTAGCCTAAATGAGTTTACAAACTCTGAAACTGCTAAGCGTGATTTTGAGAAATACAAAGAGCAGTTTAATCCTCCGCAGGCCATTATTGATAACTTAAAGTTTGGGGCGGTTAATATAGCCGAAGCTATCCGTAAAGAATGGGGAACTTTCTCCCCTACTTGCGCTTACAGATGCCCTAAATTGAACAATTCACTACCTAATGCTTCAAAAACAAGTATGCACTTAACAGGCGAAGCATTTGACGAAACATTTATAAAAAATGGCGTCAATATTTCCAATAAAGTGTTTTGGTGGTTAGTGGCTAATAAACACAAGATACCGTTCACGGAGTTGATTTGGGAAAAGGGAACTGACGAGAATCCGCAATGGCTTCACATAGGGTGGCGTAAACAAAAAGAGCAAGAAATATTCCGTATTGGTGGGGATTTTAATAAAATTAAGAAAATATGAAACAGTTCTTTTCAGATTTAGTAGCTTCATTGAATAGCAAAGATGAGGGGTTTAGCGGTAAAAAGCTAAGTGCTTTTGCTGTTATGATTTGTATTGTTACGGCCCATGTAAAATGGATTACATTAGGGGACTTTAGCCAGTTAGAAATGGTATTGACTATTGACTTTACATTTATCGCTTCTATGTTCGGGATTGGTGCGTACACTAAAACTACTAAGAAAGATGTTCCAATTGAGTGAGAAAACCAAACAAATAATCCAAAAAACCTCAGGATTAACTTGGGAAGAGATTTTAAAAACAAAACTTCCAAAAATTAAAAAATAAGATGCTTAAATACGCTATTATTGCTACATTGTCTTTCTGTTTAGGGGCGTTATTAATGCACTCATGTAAGCCAGATAAGGTTGAAAAATTAGTCATAAACAAGACCATTACAGACACTTTAATTCAAAAAGTAGTAGTTATGCAGAAAGCAAAAGAAAAGGTTAAATTAGTGTCTTATACTAAGCTAAAAATTGAAGTTGATACATTACATACAATTGATACCACAGCGCGCGAACTTGTTTTTAAGCTACTAAGCGAAATAAACAAACGTGATTCTATTATTGCTATTGATTCAATACAGGTACAGGCATTAATTAAGATTAGTGATATACAAGCCGAGCAACTCGAAAAAGCTACCGAAATAAATGAAACTTTGACAACTGAAATTAACAAGCCAAAAAAAGCATTGAAATATAGCTTAATCGCTAACTTTGTTTTGTTGTTTGGGTTGATAATAAGGTATTAAGGCAAAAGACGATTAACTATTGATTTGGTTATGCTTTTATTTTTATTTTTCCTACTGGTGCATTCTTCATCAGTTTCAAATCTGTTATAGTAAGGAATAAAATCTATTTCTCCATATCCCTCATCGTAAATGATATCAATATGGGTATATCCTTTAGTTTTTATTTCTGCAAGATATTCTTCAATATCACTAATTTCTATCTCACCGCTAAGTTCATTAATTGTATGATTATCAATTTTAATTATCTTTTTCATAGTTATTTTATTTACAAAACCAAGAACAAAAGTATCGATATAATCCATCTATTGTTTTGAATTTGACTGATTTAATCGTATTTACAAACTCTTTACCGCAATTGTGACAAACGTACTTTTTCATATTCTTTTACATCTAAATACCAACAAAATTTGCCTTTTCGTGCCTCAATAAGCGACAATAAGTAATCTACTTTATCGTCAAAAGTTTTCCCCTGTACTTTGGCTAATCTGTGATAAGTGCCTACTTTTAAATTTACAGCTAGTTTTTCAGTCATTTTTTTTAAATTTAAACCTCCTGACTACGTGCCAGGAGGTGGAAGGTCGGAGTATCTTCCTTTGCTAAAAAACTGACGTTTTAAGGATTTCCGACATTCAAATGTAAACAAATTTTGTTTAAATAATAATACTGTTTTTTAAAATATTTATTGCTTTAAACAATTCTTCGACTTGTTCGAATTCTATTGAAACGGAACCGCCATGTTCGTCATTAATATTAAAGTAATACCCTGCACCATCATCCTGTAATATTACATCAATATTATCACCAAAAACGATATTATTACCCTCTTTGTGGATTGCTAACCTAGTTGCCTTTATCATATCTTTTTTTATTATTTTCATTTTTATACAATTTATTGCAAGCGTGTTTTCTTGCTTCGTCACTTTTTACGTCAATATATCCAAGCTTTTCACGGCAGTGATAACAGTAAGCCTGATTACGATTAAGCATACTTGCGGACTTACTTAAACTTCCGTAGTCTTGATGTTGTGACGTTTGGCAGTTACCACCCTCAACGGGTATCAACTCACGTATTTTGCCGTCAAAACCCCTAACCTTCACGCCTCAATGCTTTTATAATACCTTCAATAACTTCTACCCTTTGAGCCGTTCGCTCATTGTTCCACCACCCACGAAGCGAGATAATTAAGCTTTCCCTTTTGTGATTTTCATTCATTATCCAATTTTCGGGGCATTCCGGACATGATTTTGTTTTGTCTAGTTTCATTAAAATAAATTTATTTGATTTGATTTTGATTTATTTTGAATATTTCTTGCGGTATTAAATATAGTTAATCCTACCTCAAAATCTACTAAATTCCTAGCCATTTTTACCATGCTTTGCTCTCCTTTATATTTTCTAAAATCATAATTATGAAATTTAGATAATTGTTCAACTTCATTTTTACCTCTTGAAATAAGTCCTTTACCCTCAATTCTTTCTCCAACATCTTTTGGCAATTTAAAATTAGTCCAATATAGATGCCTACCTCTTTTTTGTGCTGGTATTAACGGCTCATAAAATGGTATTACATTTTCAACTACATATTTTCCATCAAAAAAATTTGCAAGGAATATAATTTCCTCGTATAATTTCATATCAGGATATTTAAAGTCAAAACATTCTCTATTTTTTTGACTTATTCTAACTCTGCTATGCGTTGGACAAGGTGGAGAACTCCAAATAAAATCAAACTCCCTAAAATGGTTTAATAAATATTGATGAGCATCTGCAACTATTACAACATCATCAGGAAACCTTTCTCGATATAATCGCGCTGCTTCAGGGTCTAATTCAACCGCTGTAACTTCGCAGTCAGTCCATTTGTATCTATTACCGCCAAGACAAGCGTAGAGATTTAATACTTTCATCTAATTGTTAAGTTTAAACTATCTTCTTTTTCTAAATAATTGGTATCTTTATTTTCGCTTTTTTTGTATTGGTACGTGATAACCTCAATACTACTTTTTACTTGCTTTTCCTCTTTCGGAACACATGAAGCAAGGAACATAAACGCCATTGTTATTATTCTTAACTGCATAAATTAATATTTCTAAGTCTTTTTTTTGCTGTAAATGATAAATTATACTTTTCGCTAAATTCGTTTAGTAGATCTTGGTTAGTCATTTTGTACCTCCACTTTACCTTCTTGGAACGCTTTTAATAAAAGCAATAGCGTTTTTTGGTTCATTTCGAATAGTTCTACATCCTCTTTTGAAGTCTTTGAAAAAACACCTTTACCTAGTTTTTCAAGTTCGTCAGCAAGGTTGTAAAGTGCGCCTTTTAACTTTTTTGGAAAAACAAATTTATCTTGGCTATTTTCTAACCAATCTATGTTTTCCAACATTAACGACGACATTACCAATAATGTCGTCGTTCGTGAATCTCTTATAATCGTATCTTTCATATCTTGCTTAATTCTATATCCCTGATATTTGCACCGCAACTAGGGCAATGGTTTACCCTGTATTTTATGCCATCTTGATAAGTGTATGGCATAATGTATTTTATTTTATCTTTTTTATTAAAATAAGTCATCCAATAAAAAATATTTATAAAATGCTTAAACGAGTCGCAACAGTGTTTATGTTTCATATCTCTTTTGGGGCTAACATTTCAACTTTTACCGCTTGATAAGAATCGTAATTTACTAATTTAAAATCACTAGGCAATAAATTTTCAAAGTTTTCAAAACTTTTTATTTCAAGTTCGCAATTTTGATATTTAAAGCAATCTAATGTAAACATATCCATTGCAGGTTGTATTTGATTTTCATATAGGTGTACACACTTTAAGTCCCCTTGTATAGCCAATGCCTTATATCCTGTTATTTTTTCTAAAATCAACGCTAAACTAGCGTATGATGCAATGTTGAATGGTAAACCTAAAAGCAAATCTACACTCCGCTGATACCAATGCAACTCAAAACCATACTTTCCATCACCAAGAGGAACGCCTATAATTTGGAACTGTGAATGGCATGGGGGTAATGCTGTTTTGTCTAATTCTAGAGGATTCCATGCATTAACAATTAACCTACTGCCCATTATATCCGCTTTCATGTCACGAATTAAATTACTTATTTGGTCCACTTTACCCCCAAAATTACGCCATTGTACCGAATAATTTTGACCTACTGAGCCTTGACCTAGATCATAAAAAACAGCTTCGTCAAGTGGCGCTTCTTCGGTCTTTTTGTGCCAATTATAAGCATCTTTATTCCAAATTTTACAGTGGTTTTCGTTAAGAAATTTCACATTGTTATCCCCTCTCAGAAACCAAATCAACTCTGTTATAACGCTTTTAAACGCTAATTTTTTAAGCGTCAAAGCTGGGAATCCGTTGCTAAATTCATGTCTGAAAGTGTAGCTAGGTATCTGTAAACGCTTAACATTTCTGCGTTCATTATTGTACTCTAATCCTTGTGTTAATACTGTTTCAAGTATTGCTCTAAATTCTAAATCTATCTTTGCCATAATTGTTATAAATAATAATCGTTTTCGTCCCAAAATTTTTTATTAGCCTTTTCTGCTTCGTTGTAGTCTTGTATAAACCAAAATATTAGCAACACAGAATAAACAACTAATAAGCTTAATCCAATGCCTAACATGATAATTAATAAAGTGCTCATATTTTTATTACTTTTGATTTAAATATTGATTTTGCGATTACGTTCACTTCCTTAGAATTTAGTTTAGTAGCATTTTCAGCTAATGTCACACGACCCGCGTCTTTGTGATAGAAAACTTTGCCAATCATGATAATAAATTGACTTTCTTTTTTTGAATAGTTAGATTTAACTATGTCGCACAAGCGTTTGCGTTCATCCTGTGCGCTTATTGGTTCGCCGTGTATCACTTTTTAAATGTATAGCTTATTGAATCGCTGGTGTACGACTTTACTGGTAGTTTTGGCACTACTTCGCCTTGTTCTGTCACTACGTTGTGAACGGTCTTAAAGCTTTGTGAAAGTAACGCTTTGCGCTCATCCAGTTGCTTTTTCAACATCGCATATTCTGCGTCTTGCTCAAAATCTAGTATGGCGTAACCGTTACGCCTTGAAACCTTGCACCCGAAAAGTTCGTGAGTAGATCCTATTTCTTTTTTCATCACGTAAGGCTTTATTTTCTCACGTGCCGACTTTATAGATTCCTCTGCAAACTTTAGCTTACAATCCATTTCGATTGCGTCAAGTTCGCCATTTTTAAAAGCTTCGATAAGGTTTTCAGAAACCTCCTCAATTCCTACCCTGTCAAGCTGAACGCTGACAGGGTTAATAGCGGTAATTTTAGTATTCATTTTTTTGTTGTTCTGTTAATGTATAATATTTTTCAACCTCTTCAATTGTTGCGCCTTTCAATTTAGCTTTAGCCAAGTTTTCAGCGGTGGCGACTGGTTTTGTGCTTACTGCGCTTGCCTTGTTCCCATCGTCATCATCCGCCCCAACACAAAGAAAGCTTTGTAATCCGTAACGCCTAGCGTAAGAAATACCGCTACCTTGCGCCTGTGCATCGTTAAGCTTGTTGAAGATAATTTCAGTGTTGCTTTCCAATGTTTCCCCGCTTTCGTGAAGCAATAAAGTTTTAACGTAGTTTTTGCCGTCGATTTGACAAATAGGCTGTAAGACGCTTATTTTATGCTTATTTAGGATTGGCAGTATTGCTTCCCTAACTGCGTTTAAGTCGCTATATTTTGACTTAAAAAAAGGATTAGAAGCTTGTTTTACGGGATTGCTCATCTCTGATTGAGCAAGTACCAATGCTGTTGCTATTTGTTTCATTTCTTTGTTCTTTTTTCTGTGAATGTATCAACAATTACGGTCTGGTACCCTAGACATAAATCAACTAAAGGCTTTTTTTTGTCACTTTTTGCAAGCGCGGGGAGAATCTCAAACCCGTTTTGAATTTCTCTTAATTCGTATCGCATAATTTCTCGTATTTTTTTGCTCGTTCAAATTTTAATTGCCTAGCCACTCCCGAAGGAGTGTTTAAAGCCGACATGATCATTAAGTGTATTTTAGATTTGGTTTTCATGGTTATTTGTTTTTATATTTTTCAAATAAATTATTATCAACTCTTACTTTTTTGTTTGACAACCTATAATTTTTTTCTAATACAGTTAAACCGCTATATTTTAAAAACTCATTTTTAGTCAAAGTAACAATTTCAGAATTAGTAAAGCAATCTGTCATTGCAAATGCAAATTTTGAATTTCCTGATTTATAAACTTGTATAGTTTCCATTTTCGTATTTGTTAGTTTGGTTTAAATGTTTAAAACGTGGGTGCAATACGTTTTTTTCATTATTGTTTTAAAAGCCATTTTACTTCTTTCTGTTTTTTGTTCCATCATTTCATTTAAAAATTTATTTTCTTGGTCAATTGCTAATTTTATTATTTCGTTTGGATTAGTTAAATCAGTTGTATTGATAATAACTTCTATTCTTTTAATAATGCTTTTTGATAAATTTTCCATTTCCTTAACCTTTTTGTTAAAACAAAGATAATACTTTGTTTTAATATAAACAAACAAATATATAAAAATAAGTGAAAAAATTTTTAATCACTTATTTTTAAGGCTTTTAGAAAGGCAAAATTTCAATCTCTGGAACAGCCTCTACCTTATTAGTGATACCTTCGCTGTTCTTATCAATGCGCCAGGCGTTAATATTAGTAAACCATTTACCGTTGTATTCTCTAGCGTCTATGTTGTAATGTACCTCAACCAATTGCCCTACACTAAGCGACTTTACGACTGGAAGTATCTTATCTCCCATGCAGGTAAAGCTTACTTTTTTCGGGTATTGCCCCTCTGTTTCTTCTATTACAAAGTCGATCTTTGCCCAGTCTTTACCGTTTGCGCTTGTTCCTTTTTGTTCCGCTAAAATAGCGTGTACTTTTCCTTTAATTTGTCCCATTTTAATTATTGTTTGTCTATTTGTGTTAATGCCCAATTTTTAAAGGCTGTGAATTTAGATTCAATTTCTTTTGTAACTTCATTTTCGATAGGTGATTCTGAAATAGAAAATGAAGTTACCCAATTTTTCATTTTTGTTTTTAAAGGCGCTTTTTGTGCTTTTATTTCATTTTCAATTTTTTGTTTTTCGATTAACAATATTTGTTCTGCTTTTTCACGTTCAACTTTTGCTTTTGATTCTAATTCATCTTGTAAAGCTTTCATTTTATTTGCTTCTAAAATAGCTTTTTCGTTTGCTAATTTTCTTTCATTAGCTAATATTTGTTCTGCTTTTTCACGTTCAACTTTTGCTAGTTCTTGTATTGCTAGTTTTTCCGCTTCTAACTTTTTATTTTCGGCTAAAATTCTTTTTTGTTCTTCAATTTCCGCTAATCTTTCAGCTTCTTTACGTTCGTTTTCTTCTTTTTCATTTCTTAAACGTTCATTTTCATCTTCTTTTTTTGCTTCAAACTTAGTTTTACATCCTATCAAAAATGATTCAAAAACAATATCATCCATTTCATTAAGCCTTAAATTTTCAACATTTTCAACTTCAAAAGGCTTTAAAATTTCGATTCTATTTAACTGTAAAATTTTTAATCTTTCATTTTCAATATTAATAAAATATTGCTCTACTTCTTCCAGCTTTTCCTCCATTTGCAAAACTGGCAATGTATGTTTATTTTTTAGCGCATCTATGTATTTTCCTGATGCTAAATAAAATGCTTTTTCAGCTTTGTGAACATCTGCAATCCCTGTTCTAACCTTAACAAGTTTTTTTCTTAGACTATTAGCTTTTGAAATAGTTTCCTCGGTTATATCCTCGGTTATAATTAAATTATACACTTCAATATATCCATTGAACTCTGCTATTTTTGGCAAAAAAGATTGTGTTATTTGTATCGCCTTATCTTCTGTTAATCCAAAATCTTTTGAATCAATAATAGTTATTTCATTTCCCATGTTAATAGTTGTTTTGGATGTAATGATGTATTGATGTTTGATACTTCATAGGTATTTCCCTTTGTTTTTTTAGGGCCTGGTATAAAGTATTTTTGGGTATACCTAATTCCTTTTCAATTTTCGAAAGGTTGTACTTTCGCTTCCCTAGTTCCTCTATTAGTTCTTCATTCATAATTATAGGTATTTAGATTTTAGATAATGGCCCGTATTGAAATCCCATTCGGTGTCGTTTATCAACTCTCCTACTAGCCCGTTAAGCCCTCCTAGATCTTGTATAACGTCGAATATTTTGACGCATAGGTAATCGACATCCTCATTAATGTTATCCTCGAATACATCAGTGAAATGTTTTCTTAGTATTTGTATCTCTTGTAATTCCATTCACAAATATAAACAAAATTTTGTTTAAATAAAAGCAAATTGAAAATATTTTTTTATTGTGTTGTATTGTAAAATAATTTGTTTACATTTGTGGCATGGGAACAAAAAAGGCCACAGTATCATTGTCGATTGAAGCAATTGACATGATAAAAATTCACTTAATTAAAAAAGGGCAAAAATCAGGAGTTCAAAATTGCATTGATTTTGCGCTAAAATTCACACTTGAAAATTTAAGATAATGGAATATAAAGAGTTTTTAGAAACTAAGAAAAAAACATTTGTAGAAAGTGGTTTTGAAATAAATGAAAGTGAATTAAATACTAATTTATTTGACTTTCAAAAATATGCAGTTATTACAGCTTTGAGAAAAGGTAGATTTGCTCTATTTTTCGATTGTGGATTAGGTAAAACTTTAATGCAATTATCATGGAGTGAAGCAGTTTACAACTATACTAATAAAAAAGTTTTAATACTTGCACCATTAGCAGTAGTTGAACAAACAAAACTTGAATCTATCAAATTTGGCATTTCATTAGATTGCTTTGATATTACTAACTATGACCAGCTGAAAAATATTGACGTTTCAGTTTATTCAGGCGTTGTCCTTGATGAAAGTTCAATTCTAAAAGGTCGTGATGGGAAATTGTCAAACATGATAATTGATTTATTCAAAGGAACTCCATATAAATTAGCTTGTACTGCAACACCTTCTCCAAATGACCACATGGAACTAGGACAACATTCAGAATTTTTGGGTGCTATGTCTTATCTTGAAATGTTAGCAATGTACTTTGTTCATGATGGTGGGGAAACAAGCAAATGGAGGTTAAGAAAACACGCTAAAGATTCATTTTGGAAATATGTATGTACATGGTCTATGGCTTGTGATAATCCTAAAACTTTAGGTTTCGAACACGTTGGATATGATTTACCCGAAATTGAATTTATTGAGCATTTTATCGAAGTTGAAAATAATACTGACAATCTATTTGGTGACGTTGCAATTTCAGCAACTGATTTACATAAAGATTTGAATCGTAGCTTTGATGAACGGGTAAAAAAAACAATTGAATTAGTAAGCGAAAATGATAAACAGTTTATTATTTGGGGATTAAAAAATAATGAAACTGATACAATTGTAAAATTAATTGATAACGCAGTAAATGTTCAAGGTTCTGATAGTCCTGAATATAAAGCAAAACACTTAAATGGATTTGCTCGAAAAGAATTTAAAACACTTGTAACTAAAACAAGTATTGCAAGTTTTGGCATGAATTACCAGCAATGTGACCAAATGATATTTATGTCTTATGATTTCAAATTTGAAGCATTTTATCAAGCTGTAAGACGTTGTTATAGATTCGGTCAAACTAATAAAGTAACTATTCATATATTAGTTCCTAAAAGTCAATTAAATGTTAGACAATCAATAATTGAAAAACATCAAAGACATATTGAAATGATTCAAGAAATGGCTAAATATTCAAGTGAATCAAATTATAAAAGTGCAAAATCTAAATTTAAAGTCGTGAATAAAGAAATTAAAAATAATAACTACCATTTAATTAATGGTGATTGCGTTCAAGAAACTAAAAAATTACCTGATAACTGTGCTGATATTGTTGTTTTCAGCCCTCCATTTGCTGAATTGTATGTATATTCTGATAAAGAAGAAGATATGGGTAATGTTGCTAATTACAAGCAATTTGAAGAACATTTTAAGTTCTTAATACCTGAATTAAAAAGAACTCTTAAAAATGGTCGTATTTGTGCAATTCACTGTATGGATTTGCCGATTCAAAAAGGTAAAGAAGGGTATATTGGATTGCGTGACTTTTCAGGTATGTTAATTGATTGGTTTCAAGAAAACGGTTTTATATATCATTCTCGTGCTACTATTTGGAAGAATCCAGTAACTGAAATGCAAAGAACTAAAGCTTTAGGATTGCTACATAAAACTATTAAAAAAGATAGCTGTATGACAAGGGTAGGTATCCCAGATTATATTTTGTTTTTCAGAAATGAAGGTGATAACGAAACACCAATTACTCATCAAGATACCGACCCAACTAAAAGAGATTATCTGCCAGTAGATTTATGGCAAAAATATGCATCACCTGTATGGAATGACATTGATTATTCAAGAACATTGCAATATAGGAGTGGTCGTGATGGTAACGATGAAAAACACATTTGCCCGCTACAATTAGATACAATTGAACGGATATTACATCTTTATTCAAATGAAGGCGAAACTGTATTAAGTCCATTTGGTGGCATTGGTAGCGAAGGTTTTTCAGCCTTAAAAATGAATAGAAAATCTATATCAATAGAATTGAAAGAAAGTTATTTTACTATTAATGCAAAAAATCACAAATCTTGTATTGAAGAAAAAAACAGCGTCTTGATGCTTGATTTTAATAATTGACATACTAGACTAATGAGCCAAAACAAAGCTATTTTAAAGCACCTCCAAAAAGGTAACAGCATTACACCACTTGAAGCACTCCATTTATTTGGATGCTTCAGGTTAAGTGCAAGAATACATGATTTGATTAACATTTACGGTCACGATATTAAATGCGAGTTGGTCGTAAAAAATAAAAAAAGATTTGCAAAATACAGTTTAATTTTGTAGTATTGCAGTGTTGACCGCCATCAATAAAGAAATTAGGGTTTAAACATCTTAAACCTATAAAACCGAATTACTGATAGCTGGCGGGCTTGAAGTATTCGGTTTTTTTATTTTATAAAATCATGAAAGAATTAGAATTAAAATTTACAGGTAAAGGCCAAGTTAAAGGCTTTGCTTTTAATCAAATAAAAGCAAGTGAAAAAGCTTTTATTTATGAAGTTAAAACAGAAAACTCAATTCATTATGAAGTGTTTCAAAGAAAAGAAAATACTCATTATAATTGTATTTCATATCCAAGTGATAAGGCTTTTGGAATTTGGGCATTTACGTACACAGTACTAAGTTTGGCAATTGAAAAATTTAACCTATTAAATAATATCAATGAGCAAGCTTAGAAGTGTATCTACTGCGTTTTGGAGTGATCCTTTTATAGAGGACTTAACACCATCAGAAAAGCTACTTTATCTTTATTTTATTACTAATGAGAAAACTAACATGCTTGGTATTTATGAATTAAGTATAAAGAAAATTTCATTTGAAACTGGACTTACAAAAGATATAGTTTCAAAGGCTTTAGAATCATTTGAAAGGATTGGGAAAATAAAGTATAAAGAGAATTATTTAATTTTATTAAATTTTCTTAAACATCAGCATTTTAATACGAACATGATTAAATCCGCAATTGATTGTTATGAAAATCTACCTAACTTCTTAAAAGACAATAGTATTAAGTTAGATAAAAACAACACTTTAGAATCCTTTGAAACCCTTTCTAACCATTTCGGTATGGTTCCGAAAGTAGAAGTAGAAGTAGAAGTAGAAAAAGAAGTAGAAAAAGAAGTAGAAGTAGAAAAAATTAATCCGCTACGCTTATATGTATCTCAAAATTTTCCTAATGTTTCTAAATTAAAAACTCAATTATCAAATAAAGAATGTATTGAGTTGTTGAATAAATTTGGTAATACTTTGATAGACCAAAAACTAAAAGCAATGGAAAATAGCGCACAATTAACTAAGAAAAATTTAAGCGTTTATTTGACACTTACGAACTGGTGCAATAAAGATAAAATTTCACAATTACCAACGCAACCATTACAAAACGTATCTCCACCAAGCCAATACAAACGACATGAGCTATAATCTACCAAACGACAAAACAATTGAAAAGACAATATTAGGAGCTTTTCTAAACGATTCATCAGCACCAATTACATACATTTCACAAATTAAACCCGAAATGTTTTTTGATGAAAATGTAAGGGATGCAATAATAGCCATAGAAAGCCTAATTAAAAAAAATATAGGTATCGATATTTTAACAGTTTCTAAAGAATCAAGAGCCTTAGGACTAAGTTGTACAATAATTTTTATAAATGAGTGTTATAACTTAATTGTAAGTACCCAAAATTTGCAGTCTTACATATCTACATTGAAAGAACTATATGTTAGACGTGAATTAGTACACTTTGCAAATAAAAGCCTCGCAGAAGCTGTAAATTTAAGTATCGACCCTTTACAGTTAATGGCAAAAGTTCAATTGCAACTTTCAACCGCAGTTGATAATTTAATTGTTAAGCCAATTGATGAATTAAGTAAACTTTCAAACGAACGGATTATTGACTTACTCGACGACAAAAAAGACAAAAAAATAAAAGGTATTCCATCAAACTTTGTTTCAATAGACGAAACAATGGGAGGTAATTTTAAAAATGGTAGCCTAATAATTTTAGCAGGTCGCCCAGGTATGGGCAAAACAACTTTAGCTTTAAATATTGCTAGAAATATGGCTTGCTTTAATAACGCATCAGGGGTAGTGTTTTCACTCGAAATGACAAAAGACCAATTAGTTGATAAATTTATTGCCTCTGAAAGTGGAGTTGATTCAAGAAACATTGACCAAAATAAAATACATGACTTGGATATTATGCCACTCCAGGAAGCAAGTATAAGGCTAGGGAATACAAAAGTATTCTTGGATGATTTTTCAAGCTTAACGCCAATGATTTTAAGAAGTAAAGCTACAAACCTAAAACTAAAGCATGATATTAAATTTATTATTGTGGACTATTTGCAATTAATGCAAGACGATAACAGAAAGGGCAAAAGCAGAGAACAAGAAGTAAGCGAAATTTCAAGAAGTTTGAAACTAATCGCTAAAGATTTGCAAATACCTTTGATAGCTTTAAGTCAGCTTAGTAGATCGTGCGAATCACGTACAAATAAACGCCCAATGCTATCAGATTTAAGAGAATCAGGCAGTATTGAGCAGGATGCAGATGTAGTGATGTTTGTTTACAGGCCCGAATATTATAACGAAATGGTTGATGCAAATGGAAATAGTTTGACCAATAAAGCAGAGGTAATATTTGCAAAAAATAGATTTGGCGAAGTTAGATTCACAACAATAGATTGTGATTTGTCAAAGTCTAAATTCATGGATTTGAATAATAAAACAACTTTTAAACAACCAAGCGTAAACTCATTTCCAAAAGAAGTAATCAGTTCAGAATTTGTATTTTAAATTTAATAATATGCATAAACCATCAAAGTACAGGGCGAAGAAAACAGAATACAATGGTATAATGTACGATTCGAAAAAGGAAGCAAAAAGATCCGTTGAATTAGACTTCATGCAAAAGAATGGAATCATTACAGGATTACAACGTCAAGTAAAATTTGCATGGATAGAAACGCATCAAATAGGAGTAAATTTTGAAGAAAAAACAATAATCTTTAAACGCTCTTATATTGCCGACTTTGTTTATTTCGATATTGAAAAGCAATGTGATGTTGTTGAGGACGTTAAAGGCTTCAAAACTCAAGAATACAAGAAAAAAAAGAAAATAGTAGAAAAAATATTTAGCATTAAAATAGTTGAAATTTAAACAAAATTGTTTACATTTGCGTATGAAAGATTTAAAACCAACAAAATTATGTTGCAATTGCCTTAAGCCTCACCAGCACCTAGGGATGTATTGTCCCCAGTGCGATAAATTATTAAAACCATGACAATAACATTAAACAAAATAATATTTAAAATGATAAATAAAGACTTGCCTACCCCAAGTCGAGAGCAAGTGTTTGGGTTAATTATGTATCATCTAGGATATAGACACCCTGAAAATGAGGCTTATATAGTAGACTGTTCATTTAATTTTGACATGAATACTGAAACAAATCCTTTATTCGGGTATAAACGTGAAGACTATTACTTTGAGTATGACTATATGGTAGTCAACGGAAAAGTTATTTACGGTAAATTATTCACATTTAAAAAACTATGGAAATATTTAGAGAGATTGTTTTAGTGATTACAATTTACGGAAGCCTATTTACTTTCGGGTTGTTTTACAAAACCAAAGAAATGAGGCACTTATACCCAGCGTGTATATGGACATCAGCTTTAATATACCACTTAATTAAATAAAATTATGACACAACAAGAATTTAATGACCTTAAAGTAGGTGATTATTTAAAAACTGAAAACTCTACTTTATTAGTAGAAGCTAAATTTGCTAATACAATTGCAGTTATAGATGATCAAGATGATGCTTATGTTTATTCGTTTAAAGAAGTAAGACAAGCTAATTACTCAATCAATCAACCAATCCAGCATAACTGCGGATTCCCGTATGGGGATTATAGTGATAGAGAAGTGATTGTGAAGATTAGTAATGCAAGTATTGAGATTTGTGAAATCCGAAGAATATATACCAGATTAATAACTGTTAACGAAGAAGGGTTCAGAGATAATTGTGGCGAACTTTTTAAATTCGCTGTATTAGCTTCAAACAATGTAGACCTTGTAAAATAAAAATTATGGATTTAGATATTAAAAACATTCATGAATTATTACAGGCTATTGAAGCTTGCATTAATGAAGAGGTTGAAAAGGATTGTAATAATGATTTAATTTGTGAAGTTGTTGAGAAAATGAAAAAGATAGTTGATGATAATTGGATGTTTATAAGAGAATAAAATGAACGAACTAAATAGGAATAACAATGTCAAAAATTAAAATAAAACCTAATACAAGAGGTTTTAAAACAGGTAAATTTATAGACAGGTATGGTTATGAATGTTCAATTCAAAAATCAAGTCTTGCAACAGAAGATTGTATTTGGCTAGGAATTGATGATGTTAAACCACAAATCATGTCAGGTGATGCAATCCGTATGGGATTAAGGAAAAGAACTTACGATGAAAATGATAACGGGTGGGTAAAATTTGAAATACCTAAGGAAGTTCTATTAAGTACAAGAATGCACTTAACTCGGAAGCAAGTTAAAGCATTACTGCCAATACTTCAACACTTTGTAGAAACAGGGAACTTAGAATAATGAACGAACTACTAGAAAAAGCAAGACGTGACTACCCGATAGGTACGAAGTTTAGAGGTATGTATGATAATAGATATAAATATACATGTAATGAAGAGCCTTACGATTATGTAGGGTATGTCTATGTAAAGGATGCAAAATTAGCACCTAGATGTATTTACGATAGAAGACAAAACCAATGGGCAGAAATAATTAAAGAAGAAACTATGACACAACAAGAATTTAACATCCTGGAAGTAGGCGAATTTATCAGCCAATACAAGATATTGCACAAATACAAAGAATTTCTAATTGTAAGGTGCGATGATGGCCATGATTTGTTTGACTTAGCCAAAATCAACAAACTAGGATTGAAAGTAACTCCTAAAACATTCATGGGATTGGAGTTTAAGAAATATGACCATGTTCCTTGCGAGGTAAATGGTAGCACATTAGTTTACTTATTAGAAGTTGGTGCCAATGCTATTTGGGTAAAAGATTTTAAAAATGATAAAATTTATAAGGGTTTAATTACCTCAATCAGAATATTATGAAAATAAACGAAGCAAGCGTAATTGATAACAAGGTTATTGATGAACTTATAGCAGAATGCGAAAACAAGATTGACAATATATTTATTACTAATAGCTTAGCTTTATTTACTGAAGGACAGCTAAGTATATTAAAACATATCAAATCACAACTCAACCCTTTAGAGCCAATTGTGAGGGATGCTTATTTAGATGGGATGTGTACTGATGGTGATTGGGAATATTGCAGTAAAAAATACATTAACCAAACAGAGATATGAAAATAAACGAATGTGCAGTAATTGACATAGAATTACTAAAAGGTCAAGTAGATGTTTTAAGAAAGAATTGTGAGATATTCAAAGAGTTCAATGACCATCAAGCCGTAGCTTCAAGAATGAAAGTAATTGATACCATTGAAAGTATTATTGAAAACTCCAAACCTTTAGAACCGATTGTAAGGGATGCAGTTGATTTCGCTTACTATAATTCTGACTTATGGGAAGGTTTTGACCAATACATTAACGAAACAGAAATATGAAAAAGACAGCTTTACAAAGTGCAATATCGGAAATACAAGACATATTAAATTCAAGGGGTGCTAATGAAAGTAATTGCGATGACGTTGAATTTGGATTAATTCAATCTGTTAAAATACTTAAATCAAAACTAGCAAGAGAAAAACAGGATTTGATACAAATGTTTGACGATGGCTATGAAGCTAAACAAGAAGACAACACAATAAGTAGCGAAAATTATTTTAACCAAACATTTGAGATATGAAAGTAACAATTTTAAAATTAAAAGTATTTGATAATAACGCATTAAGTATTATTGCATTGTCAAAAACAGAAGAAGCGCACCTACGTTTTGAAGATGGCGAAATAGAAGACAACAATATGTCTAGGAACTTTAGTGATATATTCCTCATTAAAGATTTAATAAAAATTGCTTATAATGCTGGCAAAAATGGCGAAGAATTAGAATTAATAGAAATGGAAACTATATGATATACGAAAAATTAAAAGAAAACACAGCGTCAATATATAAAAATGCTAAATCCAAGGCTCAAAATATAATGTTGCTTAATCAAAAAATATTAGACAACAATGAAGAAGTAATAATTAAATATCACGATGATGGTATTCAAATAACAAGGGCGAGTATAAGTTATACAAAAAAAACAGTAAAAATAATAAGTATCGGCAAAAACAGAGGAATTTTAAACATAAAGTTAGGGTATAAGCAAGGAAATCACGAAATAGAAGTAATAGACAGCGACAATATATTTATTAAAGTAGATTTAACTATTTAAAATTTTAGTCGGATATTAATTTATTCGACTATTTTTTTTATATTTGTGAAAAATAGGTATGATGTCATACGACCCAATTAAAATATTAGAACAAGCTAAAAAGCTTATAAAAGAAAAGGAATTGATATTTCTTGAAGAAGTTGTATCTTATTTGCCTATTTCTAAAACTACTTTTTACGAGTTTTTTAAATTAGGCTCGGACGAACTTGACGAATTAAAAGAATTAATTGATTTTAATAAAATTGATGCTAAATCTTTTATGCGTAAAAAGTGGAAAGAAGCTGAAGCTCCTGCTTTGCAAATTGCCCTTTACAAACTTTGTGGAACTGATGAGGAAAACCATAAATTAAATGGTAGCAAACAAGAAGTTAAGCAAGAAACTAAACACGAAGGTGCTATACTAAATTGGTAATAACTCCTACTCCTAAACAGATAGAAGCTAAGGGGATAGCTTGCCAGCATGATAAGAATATTATCTTGTACGGAGGTGCCATTCGAGGTGGTAAGTCGTTTTGGCTTTGTCTAATGATGCACAGCCTAGCAATGAAGCATGAAGGTAGTAAGTGGGTAATGATTAGAAAGTCTTTACCAACACTTAAAAAAACGCTAATACCCTCATTTTTTAAATTATACCACATGGGTATAAATCACTACATTGAAAAGTTTAATAATCAAGATTATATTGTTTATTATAAAAATGGTAGCCAAATACTTTTTATGGCTGAAAGTTACGACACCGATAAGGAGTTAAACAGGTTTAGAGGTTTAGAGATTAACGGGGCAGGATTTGACGAAATAAACGAATGTCAAGAAGACACTTTCAATGTTGTAAACAGTAGGGTGTTTTCTTATTCTCATTTAATACCTAACCAACCTAAGCCAATAATATTGGCAACTTGCAACCCATCAACAGGATGGGTAAAAGAGAAGTTTTACGACAGGTGGAAGGACAATACCTTACCCTCGAACTGGGCTTATATACCTTCCAAGATTACCGATAATCCATATATTCCAGAAACAGCTATTGAGGAATTAAGAGCAACCACAACATCATTAATATTTGAAAGAATGGTGAACGGCGATTGGGAAGTAAGGGAAAATGAAAACCTTTTTGCATACGCTTTTGAACCTACAAGAAACGTAAGTGAGGAAGCTGTATATCAAGAAGGATTGCCCGTTTACCTGTCCTTTGACTTTAATGTTAACCCTGCGACGTGTGCGGTGTTTCAACATACCCACGATTTCATTTATCAGATTGATGAAATCCGTTTAAAAGATAGTTCTATATATTCGGTCATTGAGTTAATAAAAACTAAAGATTATTATCAAAGTCAAATATACGTTACTGGCGATGCTTCTGGATGGGCAAGGGAAAAGAGTACAAGCGCCTTAGATTCTATGTACTCAATCATTAGACGTGAATTTAGCCTACCTATTACGGCTATTAAGACACCGAGGGCAAACCCTTCACATAAGAAGTCCAGGGAGTTGTACAATAGCATTTTTGAAAAGCATATTAAATGCTACATTCATCCTAAATGCGTTTATTCGATTAAAGATAACCTAAACGTTAAGGTATTAGAGGACAATAGTATTGATAAGTCTGACAGCAAACTAACACACAATTTAGATTGCCAACGTTACTACTACTCAACATTCCATTACAACTTTACAAAGTCACTTCATAGTTAAGTGGCACAATGTAGGTAAGTAATAATTATTAAGGCTTATTTTTGGCTTATGAGTTACTTAACACAACAGGACACATGTAACTGCCATAATGCAGTTCCTATGTCGCAATGCTTACAAGAGATTAAAATAAACGGACTTGAAACAGGAACGAACTATATTTTTGAGATATGGGATAAATTCAACTCTTTAGATGTATTAATTGATACGGCTGTTTCAAATGAATGCGTTTTAGATTTATCTCAATTACCTCTTAATTTATTTAACTGCAATGCTGGGGAGTTTACTTTAGTAATCTATGACACTTCAGACTACGAAACACCTATTGAATTAACCTTTGGTGGTGTGGCTTATAATTGCTTTGTCCTAACTTTTATTAACTCTAATTCAACCGCTACTTATGAGTATTTACGATAGTGTTATACTCGCTACGGCTATTGTTATAACCGTTTATCAAAGTACCGAGGAAGGAATGATATTTGAATCTTTACATAAATACAAATCAAAATGGTATTTAAAACCAGTTATAGGATGTCCAACGTGTATGGGTTGGTGGTACGGGATTGTGGTATCATTGGCAAGCGGATTTACATGGCAAAGTATCCTGTGTGGATTTCTAACACTCGCATTGTGCGAGGTTTATAGTTGTTTATTGAGTTTAACTTATAAAGAATAGATTATGTTTAAGATAAAAATACCATGTTTTTTTTGTAATGAAGAAACTATTGAACATGAGAAAATAATAGGAGATTGCCCCATTGATTTATATGAGATAAGAGAAGTTATAGTTTATGAAAAGCCTTTATTTATAAATCAATATTTTGAGAAAGGTATTGAAAAAGGTACAAGAATAATATTTAAATCAAATGAATCATTATTATCTACATTAATGGTAAATAAAATAGAATCAATTATTGATACCCAAAGAATAAAATGAAACTAAAAGAAAAACTAACAAAGTTCTTTAGTGCTAAGCCCCCTAAATGGAATAAAGACACTAATTACGTGATTGAATTTGCATTTAAGCATAACGGCAAGAATTACTATCAATTATCAGATTATGTTAATATTCCATGCGAAAGAGCATTTACGGCTGTAAGCTATTACGATGAGTTATCAATGAAATGTGATAGAAACTTTCTATTGGCTCATAATGAAGCAATCGAAACAGCTTGCAATAACGGTAAATTAACCGAGGTAGTTAAATTAAACCACGATCTAAAATTACGACTTAGCCTAGTTAGTGACCCTGATTTATTACTTAAACTTGCTTCAGTTGTTTTCTTTGATGAAAATGAAAGTCCTTTAGTTTACGACTTTGCATATAATGAAAAGAAATTGAAAGAATGGAAAAAAGATAAGTTAATGGATTTTTTCCAAGTCTTGCCTTTACAAAACTTAATACCCTCTTTAGATTTCTCAAAAATAGATTTAAAGACCTTTACGCAAATGAACCACGAGGTAAGACAATTAACGGTTCTACAAATAGACAATATCTTGCTCAATCTTTCACCAGAGGTATTGAAGGGCGATTTAGGGAAAAAATTAATCTTGCAAAAGGAAGCATTACAGAACTCCATAGCATTAGAAGGTTAAGCATTTATGAGTACCACCTCTATTTGGAGGAAATGGAAAAACAAGCTAATAAAAAGTAAATTATGGCAACCGATATTAAAGTAGTTAAGACAGTGTTTTCAGTTGATTCAACTGATATTGATGCAGCAAAAGTAAAATACAATGGGCTTACAACTTCGATTGAAAAAGCTACAACAGCTTTAAAAAATCAATCAACAGACGCTAAAACTTCGGTTGCCGACTTAAATAAGTCTATTGGTTCGGTAATTAATAGGACTAACCAACTGCAAGCAGAATATCAAAAAATAAGCAATCAAGCTAGTAAAACATTTGATGGTAAAACACTTGATATTTACAAGCAAAAAATGCAAGCTTTACAAAGTGAAGCAAAGGAGTTAGGGGTAAAATTAACAGATACAAACAAACAAACAGAAAAGCTAAAGTCAGGATTTAGCGGCATAGGTTCAACCATTGCAGGGGCGTTTGCCGTAGGTTCTATAATTTCATTTGGTAAGTCAGTTTTAGATGCAACAGTAAAAAACGAACAACTTACTAAGTCATTTGAGGTAATGCTTAAAAGCAAAGCACAAGCAGACATATTAATGTCGCAACTTGTTCAATTTGCTAAGACTACACCATTTGAATTAACAGAGGTAGCAGAAGCTACTAAAAGACTTTTAGCGTTTGGTATTGCTTCAAGTGATATTGAAAAAACACTTAGAAAGCTAGGAGATGTTAGTGCTGGTATTGGCGCTCCTTTGGGAGATATAGCTTACCTATTTGGTACGATTAAAACACAAGGCAGAGCCATGACGATGGATATTAATCAGTTTACCAATAGAGGTATCCCGATGTGGGAAGAACTTGCAAAAGTAACAGGTATTAGTGGTTTAGCATTAAAAAAATATGTTGAAGAGGGAAAGGTTGGATTTAAAGAAATAGACCAAGCATTTACAAACCTAACTACAAATGGAGGTAAGTTTACTGGTTTAATGGATGCTCAATCTAAAACTTTAGGGGGTACTATTTCAAACTTAGGTGATTCGTGGGATCAATTCATGGTAAAACTTGGAAATGGGAATAGTGGTATATTAAAGTCAATAGTTAGTACATTAGGTGAAGTGGTAGATAAGTTAAATGAATGGGCGGAAACTGAAGAAGATGCTGTTAAGTCTTTAGCTGAAAAGAAATCAAGAGCAGTTCAAAAATATGTAGAAGAAGATTATAAGAAGTTTATTGATTTAGGCAAAAAAAATGGCGTAGATGAAAGAACGGCTATTGAAGAAAGATATAATGACCAAACGTCTTTAAAGGCTAATTTACTAAAAACACAACAAGATAAATTAAAAGAATTAGAAGAAAAAAGAAGAAAATACATTGAACATGAAGAAGGAAGTATTTTATTGGATAGGCTTCATTCGGTAGCTACATTAAGTGATAAAACCGAGTTCGATAAAAATACAAGACTTGTTATTGCTCAAAAAGCAGAGATAGAAAAAACAAAATTACATCAAAAAATATTGGAAGATGTAAGAAAAAAATATTTTGATGAAGTAGCAAAGGAAGAGGAAAAAGAAACGGAAAAGCAACGCAAAGCCCGTGAATCAGCGCAAAAAAAGATAGTTGATGATGCTATCAATTTACTAAGACATGAGGAACAAATCGCAAAACAAAAGGCGACTAATGCTGGAGCAAACGAAACTGATATATTAAGAATTGAGGATGACTTTAATTATAAACGTGTTGAAATTTATACCAAGTATTACAACATCCTTAACACTAAACAAAAACAAGACCAAGAAAGCACTATTGTAAATATTGATACATTAGGGGTAAAAATAGCTGAGTCAGACAAGAAAATACTTGAAGCAAGAAAAAAAGCCAATGAGGAATGGAGTAAAGCAACAAATGACCAACATTTAAAAGATGAGGAGAATTTAAAGAAAACACTAGACCGCCAAAATTCGATTGAACAGGATAAAATAGGAATAGAGCGCGCTGAAACATTAATAAAATTATACGAATCTAATAATTTAACAATAGAAGAAAAACAAAAAGAACGTGAAAAAATAGAATCTGAATTTGCTAAACAATCACTTGAAGAAACAATAAGAGCAGACGAAGAAAAGCTATCATTATTAACATTAAACAGTGAAGATTATATTGCATTAGAGCGCAAGATTGCAGAAGAAAAAGTAAAATTAAATGAGGATGCAAACAAAAAAATAGTTGACGACGATAAGAAGAAACAAGAAGAACGAAAACAAATAGCACAACAAACAGTTGATGTTTTGAAGCAAGGTATTAACGCCATATACCAATATCAAGCAAATGTAAATTCAGCTATATTGATAGATTTGCAGGATAAAGAAGAAAGGGAGTTGAAGCTAGCGGAAGGAAACCAATCTAAAAAAGATGCTATTGCCAAAAAGTATGCAGCGGAAGAAGCTAAAATAAAGAGAAAACAATTTGAGCAAAATAAACAAATAGCATTAATTAACATCGCGATAAGTACAGCGGAAGGAGTAGCAAAAGTTTACGGTCAAGGTGGTATTGCAGGCATTGCATTAAGTGCATTGGTTATCGCAAGTGGTGCTATACAAGCAGGTTTAGTAAACTCACAGCCTACCCCTAAATTTGCAAAAGGGGTAATTGATTTACAAGGTAAAGGAACAGGAACGAGCGATGAAATTCATGCGATGTTGTCAAAAGGAGAATCAGTAATGACAGCAGAAGAGACAACTAAGTTTAAGCCATTATTACAAAGCATAAGACGTAAAGAACTAAGCCCAGAACTAGCAAATATGATGATATCAGGTCAAAGGATTTCAAACGTAAACCTTAATACTGACAGCTTAGCCAGAGAATTAAGAGGCATGCCAAAGAATCACATTTCATTGGATAAAGAAGGGTTTAAGACTTATCTTTATTCTGAAAATTTAAAACAAGAAAGTTTAAACAATAGATACCTATCATAAATGGAATTTAGATTTACAATCATTGACGGAGATATTGAAACGGTTATTGACGAGCCGATAGGGTGGGATAAATGTAGGTTTACACTTGCTAGGGATGAAAATTTTCACGGTATATTTGTAACCTTTTCAACCGATTTAGAATTTGTTGGAACAGGATATAATATCATTAAAGATGCTTTCTATAATAGCGGTATTGAGTATGTTTTAACGCTTAGAATTGAAGAACGGTGCAATGCTTCGTACGAATATGAAACAATGTTTGTAGGTCGTATAAACTTGTCAAGATTTCAAGACTTATTTAATGGGTATTGTTCTTGCAAGGTAAATTTAGAAGATAGCAACAATTCAATGCTAATTAAAAACAATGCTGACAAGCTTATTAATTTTTCTGAAACTATTGAAATTGAAGGCAAAACATTAGCCCCACTCGAAGACAATGAAATGACAATGCACAGCAAGGCTATTGTATTGACAACAGTTTTTGAAGATTCAATAGGTTTAGAGGCAGATTTAAACATGGATGATATAGACAATCAAGCATTAGCTATTCCATTGTGGTTATTATTAAAGTCTGACGACTTAGATAGTGGATTAGATAGTTCTTTATTTTCAATAACTAGAAATGTTGGTTCAAATCCAATATGGTGGCAAAGTGTAGCACAATTCAAAGCTTTTTATGCTGGAGATTACATAATTGATTATAATATTGTTTCTCAAACAAAATTTAAAGTCTATGCTAGAGATTTTGAAATGAATATAACTCTTGTTTGTTATAAAAATGGGAATCCTTTTTTAGATTTGTCTGATATTAGAAGCTGGGAAGAATATATAAGTGTAGAAACTACATATATTAATAATTGGAATGAAAATGGTACTATTAATATAACTTTGGCACAAGATGATTATGTTTCTTTTTTTTACAGAGTCAGGTTTATATGGCTTGAAGGAGTCGGAAGTGGAGTAGTAGAATGGGAACACTCATCAACAGTCCAAGACGTCACATTTAAATCTGAAACCGTAGCACCTGCGACAACGGCAAAGACTTACCTTATACACGAATGCTTTGAGCGTGTCGCACAGGCGACTATTGATAAACAAGTAGCATTTGAAAGCAACTTTCTAGGTAGAAAAGATATAGGTTATGGCGCAAACGGTTGTGGTTCATTCACAGCATTAACAAATGGGTTCAATATACGCGACTTTGACAAACCTATATTAACAACATTAACCGACATATTCACATCATTGTCTGCAATTCATTGCCTTGGGTTGGGACTTCTGCAGAAAGGAGATAACGAGGTTATAAAAGTTGAGCCTATTGACTATTTTTATGACGGGGATAATCAAATAGCTGAAATGCTTAATATTAAGCAAATAACCGTATCAAGCAATGAATCAATGATTTACAATACTGCATTGATAGGGTTTGAGAAATACGGTACAGAGGAAGGAACAGACAAAAATAATATTCTCGATGGATTCGCAACACAGCACAATTACAACCTACCAATAACGACCGTAAAAAAAGCATTCGTGAAGGTTTGTAAGTATATCACCGACCACTACGCTATTGAGTTCACACGTAGACAACAATTGATAAACACGTCAACGCAATCATGGAAGTTTGACGATGACAATTTTTTGATATGCACAAACAGGACTGAAAATGTATCAGGGATTGCGACATCATTAAACATTGCTGAAAAAAATGAGAATTTCAGCGCAACCAATAACATTTTAAGCCCAGAAACTGGGTACAATCTAAGGCTTACGCCTGCAAGGATGTTGTTAAAATGGAATCAATTACTAAGTGGAGCGTATGCAAAAATCACGGGAGTTTCTGCGAAGTTTGCAAATGGCGTTTCCAATTACCTTTTCCAATCACAATTAAATGGAAGTTGCACAGATAAGTACAACAATCAGATCCTTTCAGAGAATCAAAACTTAGCTTGGGATGATGCAAACAACGAGCAAAACGCTCCAATAATTGAGCCGATAAGCATAAAATACACTTATCCTATGACTAGCCAATTGTTTAACAACATTCTATCAAGTCCAAGCGGTTACATTTCAGCGTCAAAGAATGGCACAATAGAACATCGTGGCTTTATTAAAATGCTTACTTTTACCCCAACGGAAGGAATGGCAGAAATTGAGTTGATAAGAATGTTTGGCAATGAATCACCTTGTGACCTTATTTATGTTGAATGCCCCTATGTTGAATCTGACTACGTTGAATAATGTACATTTCTAAAGCTAATAGTTGTAAATTTATAGTGCAGTCCTTAACTGTTACTTCCATAAATGTCAATCCCTCAATAGGAGTTGATAATGGAACTATTACGGTAGTTGTAAGCGGAGGTACTGCGCCATATCTTTATTCAATTAACAGAGGAACACAACAAGCAAGTAATCAATTTACAGGATTACCAACAGGTAAATATTTAGTTCAAGTATTAGATAGGTTTGGTAAAATTGGGTACGTAGGTATTGAATTATTTGAAAATGTTGATTGCGGTGATTACCCTAATTCAACCGTTCAAGATATAATTGATACAGGTTTAAGAATGGCAAATTTTTATAATTGTACAGTAAATAGTTTCTATTAATTAAAAAAATATATGGCAGTTTGGACACAAATATACGGTACTGACTTATGGTCTGCAGCGGTAACGAAAATAAACAATGTTATTGGTTCGTACAATAACTGGTCAGGTGGCACAGAAAACCAAAGAAAAGTAAAATCAAGTGTAACGGACTTTGATACTGCATGGTGCGACCCCGAAGGAAAGATAAATTCAGCTTCTTCATTTAACCTTAACACCTTATTAGTCGGTGATACAAAAACAATTGCTTTGCCATATCATTCTTATTCAACAGAGGGTAATATTGCAATTAAAGCATTTTCAAGTGCCAGCGGATTGAACTACATTTTAGGTAATATAACTGCCACCCCTGATAATCAAAATATAACAGTTGAGATATACGAGATTGGCGGTAGTGGTACTCATACCGACATGGTAATTGTTCCTTTTGGATTAGATTACAACCAAGAAAGCCTTTATTTAGCTGGAGCATACCCAAATGGTATATTTATTACCGCACCTGCGCTTACCGGTGCAACATTTGATTATCACAATTTATCTTGGGTAAGGAATGGCAACATGGCAACCGTGTCAGGGGAGTTTCATTTTATTGCTACAGGTATCATCATTAACGATACTATTGATATGGTTTTCCAAACTGACAGATGGATAAAAAACGGGGTATCACTTGATATCATGGGGACTGCTTCGGTGATAAGAATTAACGGGAGCAATTACACATCTCATCCTGCTTTGTGCAGTAATTATTCAGTAGTTAATGGATTAACTATAACAGTCTTGCCACTTACTACGGTAGTGGCTGATAATGTTATTTTACAATTTTCATTCAGTTATATAATAGCTTAATGGCTGATACTCTATATCCATACACTAAGATAGTAGGGGTAAATATTGCCCCTTATGAACAAAAGTATCCGACATGGGGTGTATTTGTTACGCAGATAGAATATGATGGTGACGCCCCTTATTTGGGTTTCTTCGACGAAACAAATACGGTAATTTATGAAGCATTAGGAACGGCAACAGGAACGGGATATAAATGGAGTTTTGACTTGTCAATTTATACTAACCTATATAATAAATGCCTTCATGCTTATATTTATACCAACCAACAAAATATAGTTGATAGCCAACCATTAGACGTAATCGCAGAAAGTGAAATCTTATATGTTAGTTCTAAGTATAATGATGAGGTGGTACAAATTGAGTATGTTAACAATGAAATATTTGATACAGTCGATTATACCAATTATACAAACTATGCTTATGTAAGCACTCAATTTGGGCATGAATACGCATTTGAAGAAACAAGTACAACCTACGAAAAGTCAAACGGTTCTATATTAAAACTAAGTTCTACACTTAAGGATAATAGACAGTTTTTGACAGATTACATACCCAGATTTGAACATGAAAAAATCAATCTAGCATTTATTCACGATAGCGTAATTATCAATGGAGAATCATTTGTAAAAAAAGCAGAATACAGCATTAAACACAATGACCGTTACTCTTTGGCTCAAGGTGGCACAATCTTAAGTACATCAAATTACAACTTCGTAAATTCGAATTGTTTATAAACACTTAAAAAAATAATTAATTATGAGTATTTACACAGATTGCCAAGCAATACCTGACTATGTAGCAGATGATTGTGGGAACATCGAGAATGGAAGGGTAAGACACCTTATTTTAAAGAAAAAAACAGCAACTATTACAGACCCTTCAAGCGCTTCAGAATGGAATGCTTTAATTGCTTCAGGCGATGCATTAGTTATTAAGAATGTAAGAGGTGCTTATGATGGTGGAGTTGTTGTTGAATCTACAGGTTTTGGAGATAATTCGGCACAGTTAACAGGTAGAAACCACGTATTAACTTACATGGATTATACAGTTAAAAACAACGTTACATTCTATAATGAATTTGCTTTAGCAAGTAATAACTACAATGTTTTCTTTGCTACTGAATCATTAATTTGGGGGCAAACTAAAGGGATTCAACTAGCTTCTACTTTGCCAATTACTGACAACTTACAAGAGGGTATCAACTTTAATGTGACTGTTAAATGGGCAGAAATGGAAATGCCTACACCTTATACAAGTCCATCAACTTTATTCACTGTTTAATTCTCCCTAAAAACTAACAATTAAAATGGAGAATAAAGGAGTTATTATTGTTGCCCTTGGGCATGATAATTATCGTAAAATGGCGTTTAATCTTGCAATGAGCATCAGGGTATCAAATCCTGATGCTCAAATTGCATTAGTAAGCAATGCAGGAGTAAAAGATAAGTTTAATATCTTTGAAAAGCAATACTTTAATCATTTTATCGAAGTAGATGAAAAAGACTACACTATAAATGGCAAGCGTGAAATACCATTGGCAAAGACAATGATTTACGAACTAAGTCCATTTGATGAAACGGTGTATATTGATAGTGACTCAATTTGGATTAAGAACAAAAAAGTAAATGATTTATTCAATACTTACAAAGCCGTAAACTTTGGTTTTACCTTATACCACCCAAATGCACATTACCCAGTTGATAGCGACAATAGTAATTTTTGGTTTAAAGAGGGTGAAACGGTTAGAGATTTACGAAAGTATTTTAAATTAAAAAAAGATGCCTACTACTATCACTTGCAAAGTTCATTTCTGTATTTTAAAAAATCAAAAGAAGCCGAACAAATTTTTGCACGTGCTAAAGACTTATTCATTACAAGAGATTTTCAATTCAGAGATTGGGCTGATAGTATGCCCGATGAATTAGCGTTCAGCTTGGCTTTATTAAACCTTAATTTCAAGGTTGAAAATCCGTATAAAGACATATTTTTTTACCCCATGAGCGAGATTGTTGATGAAGGGAAAAAAAGAGGTGTAAAACCTACTGAAAGGGGCTTGATAGAAAAGAACTACTTTTTTATAAGCATGGCAGGACATATCATGTCGAAGGGATTGAAAGACTTGTACAATGACCATGTAAAATGGAACTATGCACAACATCAAAATGTACGGAATCCGTTTTTATGGGTTGACAAAAGAGATTACCTTAAAGAACGTGTAAAATATTAAATCATGGAAGTTGGAACAAAAGCATTTATTGAAAAGTACATCGATAAAGACCACGATAAAGAACTGAAAGAAATTAAGGTGAAAGAATACCGTAGCCTTAAAAGACATTCAGATGGCAAAGTAGACGATGCGCTTGATATGATGGTTACGTACCAACCAAGTGAGCCTGAATGGGCAATAAAATATAAAAAAGATAATTATAGGGCAATTACTAAAGCCCCTTATAAAAAAATTCAAAACGCAATTGCTAAAATTCAAAAAGCAAGGGATTTAATTATTACAGCTAGTGAAAAAAACAGTCCTAAAATAAAGGATTCTGAAACACTTTACACTTATCTTTTTGAGCAGTTCCCAAAATATAACAGTTTGATTCAATGGTTCTTTAATTTTCAGATTAAAAACTACTTAACTGATTCAAATGGTGTTGTAGTGATGGCGCCTCAATATGTGCTAGACGACGACTATTTAGAGGAATATAAAGACAAACCAACGAACGAATATATTAAGCCCATCCCTTATAGTTTTTCAATCACAAAGGTAAAATATTATGATGATGACCTTTTAATTATTGAACAAGAGAAAAATGAATGGCTAGTAGTCGATACTGTTAATTACTATCTATTAGAACGTGACCATGTCAAAGAAAAGTATGTAACCATTCTATTATACGCACACAATCTTGGCTTCGTGCCTTGCATTGAAAATGGTGGTGTAATGACAAGTGAAGATGACGATATTTATCATGAATCTTGGATTGCTGGTATCATTCCAGACTTTGACCAAGCTTTGCTTGAAAACATTGACAAGAATGTAACCATCAAACAACATCTTTATCCTGAAAGAGTAGAGTTCACGCAAAATGAATGTACAAGTTGCAACGGAACAGGGAATATAACTAGATTAAATTCATTTGGAAGAAATACAACATCATCATGTTCATCATGTGGCGGTGAAGGTTTTAGTAGTGGTTCGCCTTTTGGAATTACAAAGGTAAGACCTGCAATGAGTGGAGAGGATTCAGCTATACCAAGTTGGGCGCCTGTTAAGTATATTGAAAAGGATTTAAAACCTGTTGAGTTTCTTTCTAAAGACATTGAAAACTTAATTAAAAAAGGTTTGGGAGCTGTTAATATGGAGTTCTTAGCAGAAAGTCCAACTGATCAAAGTGGTGTTTCTAAGGCTTATGACTATGACCAAACGCACCAATTTTTAAGCAATATTTCAAGTGATATTTTTGGGCGTTATTTACCGTTTATCATTAAGACAATAAACAGATTAAGGTATCAAGAATTGCTTGAGTTCAATGAAGTTATTCTTAATGAGCAGTTGCCAACTATTAATATCCCTAACGATTTTGATATTGTTACTGCTTCGGTTATTGAGGAACAAATTGGTAAAGCTACTCAAAGCGGTATTAGTAGTTCTATTATTGAATCAATGGAGATGGATTACATTTCTAAGAAATATGAAGGGAGCCCTAAAGAAATGGCATATCAACAAAATATTATCTTGTTAGATGCCTTAAGAGGTATGACAAGTGATGATATTATGACAATGAACGCTTTGACACCTTTTAATCCTGTGACATTAATAACTCATTCGTTTATTAATACTTTTGTTGAGCGTGCATTTAGTGAAAACAAAGACTTTGCAACCTGGGATTTAAGCAAGAAAAAAGAATTGATTAATAAGTATGCACAAGAGTACAAAGATACTAACAAGGTAATTACACAAGCTATTAATCCAATAAATGCCATCTAACCAAGACGAATTAATAAGTCAGATTTTCGACAGTATGCAAAATTCAATTGATAGTGTAGAGAAATCTATACCATCAATTGAAAAAGCTATATTCAATGAATTAAGCATTGAATTATCAAAGCTTCAAACTGCGAATGGCAACATTAAAACAAGTGTCGAAAACCTTAAACAGATTCAAAAAGTAAAGAATAAATTAAACGCAATTATTTTAAATGACGATTATAAGCAAGACGTAAATACTTACCTTAATAGTTTTGAAGAAACAAAGACATTAATTGATAGTTATTTCAGTACCATAGTTTCAGATTTTAACGGGAAAGGCGAACTATTCAAAGCAATATTAAATAACTCGGTAAGCACTACAACCGAAAGTTTATTGGGTGCAGGTGTATCTAATGACATCATTAATCCTATATCTGACTACCTTAGTAAGTCAGTCACAAGTGGTTCAAATTTAACCGAGTTAATCCAAGATTTAAAAGTTAAGATAGTTGGGGATAAAGAGAATTTAGGGTACTTAATGAAGAATGTAAAACAGATTGCTACGGACTCATTAAATCAATATTCAGCTAACTATATTAAGACTGTCAGTGATGATTTAGGACTTAAATGGTATAAGTACCAAGGGGGTAGAAAAACAAGTTCTAGGTGTTTCTGTTTGGATCGTGTTGATAAATATTTTCACGTTACAGAGGTGGAACATTGGGGAGAAACGCCTTCATTATGGAATACTTGTAAAACGAAGTTGCACAAAGGCGGTGGAATGATTGCAGGAACAAATACAACTACTATTTTCACTTACAGGGGTGGGTGGCAATGTAACCACCAAATAATACCTGTAAGTGAAAAGATAGTACCTAAGAAGGATTTAGATAGGTTTAGTTAATGATTAAGGTGTTATTTCTTCTATTGCATCCTGTAAATCGCTACTAACTGACCTAATAACATTTGTTGTAGAATCTACAGGTTCTCCACCCATAATATTTGCCATATCATCAATTATTGCAATTGGCGATACTACTGTTTTAATTGTTGCACTTACCAAATTGGTAGCAAATCCAAATAATCCCATAATTTTTGTTTTTTATAAGTCTATAATTCTTCAATTTGTTTCAATAAAGAATATTTCTTTATTTCTTTTTTTTCTTCTTCAGTAGTAATACTTTTATTTCTTCTTCTAACGGTTTTATATAATCAAAATTTATCATATTTTTAGATAGGTTTATAAACGTAGTTTAAATTGTCTTCTTCTATTATAGTGGCTAAGTAATAACCAAATTGTTTAAGGTAGTCCATTACTTGAAGGTGTTCTTCTTTGGTGTGGTGTTCGGCAATGATGCAAGGTTTGCTTTTTTCAATGGTATTAAAAGCCCCTTTCAAAGCTTCTAATTCGTGACCTTCTATGTCAATTTTAATTAGTCTTATATTATCAAGTTCATAGTAATCAATAAATGTATTATTAACTTTTTCGCCATCTTTACTTGATGTAATATAGCCTAAATTGGCACCTCCCCAAACTGGAGCAATACTATAATTTTTTTCATCATTTTTATTAGTTACAAAATTGTTGTAAGAAAATCTAGCATTTCTTTTAAGTATATCAAAGTTTTTTTGATATGGTTCAAATGACCCAACCTGACAATTATCACTAAACTTTTGCATGGCATGACTATGATTGCCAATATTTGCCCCTATATCAAGAATATTACAGTCTTTTAAATTAAGGGTCTTAATATAGTCTATTGTCTTAGGTTCGTAATACCACCCTGTTTGCTCAATCACGTCACTTATATACTCGCCTTTGTCGTGTGTATAGATAAATGTACCATCTTTTAAAGCTTGTTTTCTCATATTTTATTTTCTGTATCGTTCAGGCAAGTCACTATTGAATGTTTTTTTGCTTAATGTATTTCTAAAAATTAAATAAGAAAAACAAAAAATACCAATCATTAAATAATGGCTAAAATTAACCACGTTTTCGGTAAAAAATACAAGTATTGCAATAGTTACAAGAAATGAGAATGTTAAGCAAATAAATTCATATGTCAAATCAATCATTCTTTTACATTGCTTAATGCCCACAATAAACTAGCCACCCAACCGATACCAGTCCATCCTAAAAAAATATTTAAAACGACAATTTGATTAAATTGAGGTTTGCCGTACGCTACCAATGAAGGCACGAAGTACAAGAATATTAATAATAGTCCAAACATAAGATTACGGATATAAGCATTTAATAATAGTTAATCCACTAGGGGTACGGTCGCCCTCCTCTGGAGTTTCAAGTGTCAAGATTTCAAATCCTTTATTGCCTTTTAACTCCTTCACAAATTGAGCAACTCCAGGAAATAGTATAGAATCATGTAGTACAATCAATCCATTTTGCTTAATGATATTCTCACATATTTTGAACTCTTTACTAAGGTGCGCATATTCATGAACGCTATCAATAAATATTAAGTCAACTGTTCTATTAGGTATTTCATGCAACAATTCTAATGAATTACCAACTAAAGAAGTATGTTTCTTTAATTTGGTTTTAAATTCAGGGGTATAGTTTTCTTCTGTAATGTCAAGAGCCGTGTAAGTGCCATTTTTAGGCAATGCGTTAATCATTGCAAGCCCTGTTTGACCTTGAAAAACGCCAATTTCCAATACATTTTTACACGATTTAATTTTAATCAATTCAGCAATTAGGCTACTAACTGCATCCTCACTATTCCAAGGGTGTTTACTCATAACGCTTTAATTTTAATATTTCTTTTCTTAGTTCAATATTATCTTTAATAACTTGCCAAACTGTTTTACCTGTCAAGTCTTCGCATAGCTTGTGCTCATTTATAATCGCCTTCAAAACTCGCGAACGCTTATAATTCTGCCCTTTTGTCCTTAAATCTAGCCATTTTAATATTGGCGTTGGGATTCGAGTAACAACCCTATTTAGTTTGAATTCTTCCATAGTGGCACAATTTAGTAAATTTATTTTTACTTATGCTATAAATTGCAAAAAAAACTAACTAAAACCTGTCCTTATGTTATTGGGAGAACTTATTACAACATTAGCTACGAAAGTGGGAACGGATTCAGCAAATGAATCATTAAAACAACTTATAGGCTTAACCGCAACTATTGAGATAGATGAGGAATTAGCAAAAACTTTTGAAAGTGGTTTACTAACTGCCAACGAAGCAAAAAACAATCCCGACATCAAAGCAAAATTCTTCAGTGAATTTGCAGATGCGACAGACAAAGAACTGACTTTGGCTTTCAAGGGGCTTGGACTAAGCGATGAACAGATTAACGAACTAAGGGCTTCAGAACCTAAAACATTTAAAAGAATATCAAAATTAACGGATGAAGCTAACAAGCTTATCGAAGCAAAAACAAAAGCAAGTGGCAATGATGAAAAAATGAAAGCATTAGATTTAGAATACAAGTCTAAGATTTCAGAATTATCAAATCAAGTTGAAAGTTTCAAATCTGCAAACATTGACCTAGTCAACCAATCTATTAATAAAGAAATTGATTGGAATATGTCAAGTTTTATTAACCAACATAAAATAACTGAGAGCATACCTTCAGAATATCGAGGATCACTTGCTAAGCAAGCTGTATCAGATTTCTTCAAAGCTAAAGACGCTAAAGTTGTTTTACAGAATGGTGAATTAAAGCTTAAAAGACTATCAGACGAAAGTTTAGACGTTACTGATTTGGACATCAAAACAGGTATTCAAAAAGCCCTTGCCGAAAAGAATCTATTGCACGTTGCTACTGTCGTACCTCCTGTAGTTACACAACAAGCGAATGCACAACCAACACAAAAAGTAAACAACACTTTTGCCCAAAATATGGCGAAAGCGAAATTATCTAACGGAATTTAATTATGGCACAAGGTATTGATTTCAATGTAGCAGGCGTATGCCCTGCAATTCTTACAGGTTTGGAAATGGTGGCAGGTCTTAATGACCCACAAACTAAGCAAACCCCAGTAGGTGCAACACTTGCACTTTCTCAACCTGAAAACCAATCAGCTGAAATACTTTCAGTTTATGGTGGAAACAAAACGGGTACGATTAAAGAGGTACGCGTTAAATATTTACCAAGGGTAACAAAAGACCTTATCAAATCTACTGCTGACTGCGTAGCTGGTGATCCTCAAACTTATGTGGAAGACACTACTTTACTTGACATTTATCGTCAATATGACATTTCTCTAGGAATGGATGAGATTAGAGTGTTCTGTGAAGAAGCTTCTACCGCGGTAGCTGGTTTGCCTGTACCTTACAACTTGAAAGAAGTTAGTAAACGCATCTTGTCAGCGATGAATGCAATGCGTACGTCTATCAATGACGAAGTAGTAACTAAATTATCTACTTCATTTGGTATCAATGCAACGACAGGAGTTAATACAACTACTTCTATCCCTGTTATTTCAGTAGGTGCTACGGGGATTGTTGCAGGTGCGCCAATCTTTGAAGGATTCCAAACTTTACTTTCTGACTTCACAGAAAATGAACTTTACGGAACTCCTATTATTATTGGTAAAGGTAACTTTGAGAAATTCGACCTAGGTACGAATAAATACGGCTTACAAAATAGCGGTGTTGATTTCTCAAGCGTTTCTCAAGATTACAAGTTCTTCGTTGACAAAGCAGTTAATACTATTGTTGGCGCTAATGAATTGATTGTGATGGGCGAAGGTTCTGCACAATTTATGTCATGGAATAAATATGTTGGCAAATATGCAGGCACTTTTGGCGCTGCAACATTGTTCACTATCCCTGACCCAATGATACCAAACTTAATGTATGACGCTAAGTTTGAATTTGATACTTGTACCGATACTTTCTTGTTAAGATTGTCTATCAATGCAGGTGTTTATGTAGTTCCTACTGACGCTTATGGTACTTATGATGATTTAGCTGGTTCTAATGGCTTACTTCGTTATACCGCAACTGCTGAATAATTTGTTTGTTAGTTCAAATTAGTCTAAAGTGGCACAAAGCCGTACAGAAATGTACGGCTTTTGTTATTTTTGGCTATGAGAATTTTTAAAGACTATATAGGGTTAAAATCTTGCACATTAACAACTCCAAGAAGCAACTTTTGGATTAATCAAATGGCAGGGGTTAGCTTAAAATCTTTGGATAAAATAAGCAATTCCGAGGATAAAACATTTTCAGCGACCTGGTACAACATTCAAGAAAGATGCACTTTGTTAATAAACGAGGGCATACTTGATAGATTGAATAGACGTGCTTTGATGCCTATTGTCAAAGACCAATTACAATTTGGGTTACAACCTCAAACGCTTATAATGAATAGCGCAAGTAATGACTATGTAGGTATTAAAATTTATGGCATACAAGATAGATATGAGCGTGTTCAATTAACGTCATTTAGTTGTTATTCAGATAGTACGGTTACCGGTGCCGAGTTCTTAATATATGACTTAAATAAAGGTTTATTAATTAAGACCGTTACCGTTGATTTAGCCGAAGGATTCAACGATGTTTATTTGGATTTAGAAATTGAAAACAACGGCAATTTATACCCTAATTATTTTTTATGCTATGATAATAATGATTTTCAATTAAACCAAACCCAAGCAAGCTATCAAGATGATTGTGCAATGCAAAGCACAGGATTTGTAAATGGTTATTCGATTAGTTGTGTTGGTGCTATCAATACAGGTAAGCAACCAAACGTAAAAGCTAATGTAACAAGCGTTGCAAACACTTGGGGCATAATACTAGATTTCAATCAAAAGTGTTCACTTGAAGAATTTATTGCGCCAATTATTGACAGATTCAAACTTGCATGGGCTTACTTGTTACTAAGCGAAATAGTCCAAGAAACTAAACTATCGGAGAGGTTCAATATATTCACTACTCAATATACCAATGAGGAATTAAATGGTATGTACGACCATTATATTTATGAATATAATAAGTACATGGACATATCATTTAAAAATATGGTATTGCCTACAAACGGGTGTTTTAAAAATAATGAAAGATTTCAACAAACATATTCAAGACCATGATAAAAAATAGTTGTGGCGCCAGAAAAAGAGGGTGTAAAGTAATCGGATTACCAACCTGTTTAATTATCGCAATGCCTAAAGAAATAGTATGTGATGAAATAGAATCATACGAACGCCTTAAAAAAGTAGCTTAATGAAAGTAACATCCAAGACAGACAAGCAACTAGATAACACGCTAATGGGCGAAATGTTAGGTAGTTCAATCTTGGGTACTTACATAGACAAGGCGCAACGTAGCGCAGGGCTATCAATGTTGGTAAAAGTAAAAGAAAGGGTATTTAATGATGCAGGGGGTAAAAACAGTAAAGGTCAATCTTTCGGAACTTATAATCCAAAGTATAAAGAAATTAGAGCAAAAAAAGAAAATAGAAGCAACTCTAATATTAATCTAATGCTTACAGGCGACTTGGAAGCTCAATTTAAGTTTGGCGTTAATAATATCGATTACTGTTTAGGATTTGAAGCAGAGGCAAATGGGGCAAAATCAAAGATTCCGAATGGTGCACAAAAAAGCGAATTTATGGAGGATAGATTTGGCGACATTTTCCAATTAACAGATTCAGAAGCCGATGAGTTTACCGAAATTTTTTTATACGAATTAGATAAACAGCTAAAATGAGTATTGTAAATAAGATAGTAAACATTATTAACGACAACATTAAAGCTAATAGCTGTATAAATATACGTGCAATTGGACTTAGTGAGGTGTTAATTAAAGAGGGTAAAACATTCC